TACCTAAAACAGCAGCCGAACGTGCTAATCGCATTAGAAAACTACGAGAATTAAAGATAGAAAATCCAGAAAGAATAGGCAAACCTGCTGTTTTTAACAAAGGTGGTTTAATGGCAAGAAGGTGATAGTAGTAAGGGGGCAATTAAGCCCCCTCTTTTTATGTCCAGTATTCTGCAGTCCACCAACCATTTAGTTCCCTAGTACAGTCGCAGACCATTTCCGTTACAGCCATGCCCATTACATAACATAACCAGAGAACAATCAGTATACCGGGTATCTTCCTAGCGATTGTCACCATCACCACTAATTTTTCCACGGTCTTTCCTTCCCTGTAACTTATTCAAGTTAGCCGCCGCCAGTGCCGACAACTCAAAGCCTAAGTCATTGGCTAGTGCCGCACAGTACCAGAGTACATCCCCAATCTCTGCCGCAATCTCCATCTTCTTAACTTCAAATGATTCACGGTCAGCACCGTCACGTATGAACTTCTTGACCTTGTTAGCTACCTCACCAGCCTCACCAGCCAGCCCTAAAGCTGGGTAGGTGATTGCATGTGTCTTAGGGTAGATGGCAAACTCAGCGGCCTTCTCTTGATACTCTTGTAGTTTCATGTCTTTGTACCTCTCTTTCATCCAGTTACTAGCGTCTTTCTCTAGCTTGTTCATTGTGTTGTACCCTTTTCAAGTTGACGTAGTAGGCATCATTGTACCCACGTAGCCATTCACGATGCTGCATTGTGTTGTGGTCAATGCCGCTGTCACCTATGTAGAACTTACCCTTCTTTGATTTCAGGGTCTTGCCCTTCATAAAGGCATCGAAGCCCCACTGGTATTGTATCTTTAGTGGGGCATCGTACTTAGTTAGTCCATTACGCCTCAACTTCATTCTCCTGTATCTTGTAATTGAAAAGTTTAATTGCTGTTACTTTGTCAATCTTGAACCACTCACCTCGTCTATCCTCTGCAAAATGTTCAAAGGTACGATGCATTTCTTTTTCCATGCTGTGTCTATTATCGGTAGACATACGTGCTACTATGGTGTAGTCACGAAACGGTGATGATGTTTGGTATCCTTTACATCTGTCATCTGCATCCACTGCTTTACCTACCTTGATCCACTGAGGCCAAGCAGTATTTACAATGGCATATACTTCCCCTTCTGCAACACTTTCAATTTTATCATGCGACCAAGCATCATCAAGTGCTTTGTAATTACCCGGCTTATGTAATGGGTGGTCCTTTGGAATGTACTTGCCATTAACAAACATACGTGTGGTATTCTTACGAGCATGTGATTCTACTCGTTCACGCTTTCCGTTGGGACGTATGTACCACCATTCACCATCTTCAAAACGTGGCTCTTCCCTTGTGTAAGTCTGTAGATCAGTCTTTTCTTTTACCTTGAATTGTTCCATTATCATTCTGGTTCTCCTTTTCTTCATGTTTCTGTTTAAGTTTTTGCCATTCTTCCCACTGCTCTGACTTACGGGGTGGGTCATATCGTAAGTACCCATCCCGTAATTCCCAGATTAGTTTACCATTATGCAGCATTCAAGTCAACTATTTCACAAGCATCTGCAGTACACGCTAACTCACGTCCACCTGATGTTGTATCTTCTTTCTCAAACTCCTGTAGTAATGACCAGTCCACACTCGTAGGCATTTGTGCCATCATAGCATCATACTCGTCTTCTGTACAGTCCTGATAGGGTGCTTGCTTGTACGTATGGTCACTGAATGGTAGGAAGCTGATGCCTGACACTTCATCAAAGTGTTTGTACACCCAAGCACCTACGTCCATCCATTCATTTTCCTTCACAGAGATTGTTACACTAGGCTTGTGTTCACACCAGTGACGCTGGTAGGTAAGCCACAACTCTAGCTGTTCAATAGCTGTCAAGATTGTACGTGTCACTGCACCTCGTGGTGATGCCATAGGGAAGCTGAACACTGTAGTAGATTCAGGCTTCATAACATCTGCCTCTGCAGGGATACCTTGCGATGTAAGGAACTGCGTTAGTGGGTCTTTGTTGTCACCACGTACAGTACGGATGTAGTGTGCATTGTGCCTTGCATGAATGCCACTGGCACTGTCTACAAGCTGTGACACTGTACCGCTAGGCTTTACACAGGTGATTGCTGTTGACCGTGGGATAAGCAGTGCGTCTGCCATCTCAGCGTTAGTCTCAATAGCTACATCACGTAATGCTTCTAGTGTAGCACCAATGTTCATACCTAAGTGTGCTGACGTACCACTAAGCAAGTCACTGTCCATGATACCAGTAAGTGATACACCCAACAGTCTTTCTTCCTCTGTGTTCTTCTTCCATATGTTACGTAGATACTTGAAGTCAGTCAGTGTTGACTGGAATGTACCTAAGATTGTAGCCAAGCGTACCTTGTTACTTAATGTCTGTTGTGTATCACCAGAACGTGCTACTACCTCTGACAGATTACAGAACTGGTATGGACGTAGGATTATCTCACTGCAAGGGTTGCAACCGAAGTCATGGTCAGCATCACGTCTGCCATTCTTAGCCGCTTGTACTTGTGCTGACTTACGGTTGAAGATACCACGTTCACCCGACTTACTCTCGTACAATGACACCCATTCACGCATGAATGTACCCATCTCAGGCTTGCCCTTGTAAGCTACAGAGTTGTTAGCCAACGCACGTTGCCCTTCATTCTCCCACCACATACCTGACTTAGCATGTGCCATCTGGTCATCATTAAGATTAGACAATGAAATCAATGCACTACGGCGTACACCACCGACTACAACAACCTCACCAATCTTACACATGATGTCGTGACATTCAATAGGGAATAGCTTACGACCTGCCGCACCCCTAAACTTGTCAATAACAAACTGGAATAGTTCTTCCAGTGGCTCTGGGCCTGATGCTCTACCACCGAATGTCTTGAGTCTCTCACCTGCGGCACGTACTTGTGACACGTCCCACTTAGGTACTTGACCAGCATAGAGCATAGCAATCAACTCACGTAGTGACTTAGCCCATCCGGGTCTGCTATCACCCACCTTGATTACTGTATCTGTCTCATGCATGTCTTCATTAACTGTAGGCATCTTCTCTATGTTGTGTCGTTCCACAGAGAAGCCTACACCTGTGCCACACATTAGGATGTACATAGTCTCATCGAATGCTCTAGGGCTATCCACAGGGACGTATGAGCAGTTGTATGCCCCTACGTGGCAACGGTCTAGTGCAGGGCCAGATGTCATCAAGGCTCTCATGCTAGGCATGATGTCTTGGTTCAGTACAGCTTGCTCTAGTTCACTGCGTAGGCCATCATCCAATACATAATTGCAGGTAGAGTACAGGTGATTCTTCATGTAATCAAAGTATCGTTCTACTGTCTCACCCCATGTCTCACGCCGTTGTTCATCTTCCTTCCATCGGGCATACCGTGATAGCGCGATAAAGTTCTGGTAGTCTGTTGGTAAATAATTGCTTTTCATATCTGTCACTCCGTTATTGTTCGTATTGTTCTAATATCAGCACCGTCTACGTCATAGAAGTATTCACGTATGCCATCCTCTATCTCTTCCCCCACCATACCATCAGCAGGGATGGGGTACTCTTCTTCATCTACATCAATGTTGATAAATACTTTAACTCTCATCACTAGCCGCCACATCTTCTAGCAATGTATTCAAGTACCATTGTGCTTTCTGTAGGTCTTCTAGTGGCTTACCCTTGTAGTCAAAACGCCACATATATTTCATTATGTTACCCTGTAAGTAGTACTTGAAGTTTGGACCTAGTGCCGCTTGTATAGCTGAAATACATTCAATGCCAGACTGATTGTAATGCTCTGGGCTATTGACCATATCTACTTCTGCGGCGGCTTGTTTCATGTATGCTTCATGTCTCATGCGGAACCTCCTGTCTTTGTGTTAAAGTTAAGATGAACTACATTGCCATCATATTGTTTTTCAACGCCCATCTCTTCCTCAAGTTCTACATCAATATCCATCTCGTTGTCAATAACTTTCATTACATATTCATGTACAATATTACGTATGCTTTCTTCCTGCTCCATGATAGGTACAGTAGCACACATCATCTTGCAGAAGTGCATGACATTCCCATAGTCTTCATCATCCATAGGATTGTTAGGAAATGCCATGATTGAGATGTCTATTTCTCCACTCCACTCACCATTATCATCAGCAAAAGGTCTTACCCGTATTATGAAATCTTCATCTTCAATCTTTTCTATTAGTTCTTCTTTTTTCATTTCTTGGTTCTCCTCTTCACTGTTGAACTTGGGTGACTAATAAAGTCAGGGTGTTTATCTTTTCCTTTTTCTTTTAACCAATCTTCTGGAATGATCCTGTCATAGTATCTAAAACCATTCTTTGTACACCAGTCACCGTATGTTGACTTTGCTCCCTTACGTATTTTACTACGGCTATTCTCAAACACAAAGCGTATATCTAAATTAGGATGTTGCTTTTTAACTTCAAGATGCTTGCGTCTGTCTGCCGCCATGAACCTACCTTTTACCTCAATTATAATACCATTGTCAAGTATTATATCAGGCGTATAGGTACGGTAGGCTAGGTCTTGCCATTCAATCTTAACAGCTTCGTATCTAAATGATACCTTATCTGTCTTTAGCTTTTCTGCTATGGTCAACTCTAGCCCACTACGATACCCGTATTTACGTGCGGCTCTCCATGCCTTATGGTACAACTACATCTCCTATGTATGATGTAATTGGTGGCACTTTGGCTTTCGACATTACTGCTGGGCGTTCTGTTAGATTATCCCAACAATCCATGCGAAAACTACAAAACCGACAACCATCGTTAAGTACTTTATTGCCTGTCTCCTTTCCTCTAAATGTTTCTGGTACTGGTTGAAAACACTTTTCAAACTTATTCTCCTTTACCGCGTCTGCTGTAGCTTGTATCTTAGCTATTTCTGTGTCTAAGTCAAGCCCTGATGCTGGTACATACTTGAACTGTCCATTGGCTTTATTGACTACCCACCAGCCACCAACATCTTTACCAGATGCTTTAGCATAGCCAGCAAGTTGTCCTACGTAACCAAACCCATCACCACTAGCTAACTTGTCATATGATTCAAACTTGTTTGTGTATGACCAGTGTGACGCAGACTTTACGTCATCGACAGCACCATCAATAACAATATCATATGTTCCGTTAACGGATGTGCCATCCAACTCCAAAGTAACGTGTTCAGGTTCTTCATATCTTACCCCCGCTTCTCTTAACAACCCTTTGAATACTGCTTCCACAATATCTCCAAGCATCATGTTCATTATGAATGTAGTCGGCTTCGGTAATGCTACCTCTGGCTTGTTCTTTTCGTACCAAAGTTGGCAAGTGGGGCGACCCACATTAGACATACGTAACTTGAAATCGCCCCGCTTTTTACCGCTACCAAACTGCTTATGCAGTGCTTCAGCAACGTCATAAGAGACTTGTTCGATTGTCTCCTCTGACATTTCTGTTTTACCTTGCACTGCGTCTTCCATGTATTGATGGAGTGCAATTTCAGCGCGGTGATGCATTATGCTACCTCTTCTTCTACTTCGATGTCAACTAGGTCATCGACTACATCAATGTCATCATCTTCCATTTTTGCATTGGCTTTCTCTGCCCACGCATTGATGATGTAATTGTTGTAGTTGTCAACCCACGACATGAAGTCACCAAACAATACTTGGTCAGTATCGGTCAGTTCTATTACAGTGGTAACATCTAGTGATGCCACAGGCACGTAGTACTTTGCACCTGTAGGTATTGTGCGTTCATCAGTATTAGCAGTGATGATGTGCTGGATAGGCAAGCGTTGCATCTTAGCTAGAGTAGTAAAGCTACTGCCAATTTCTTTGAAAGCATCACGGTTGTCAATCTCCCAGATGAATGGTGTAGGTGCTACCTCTACAGGCTCACCCTTTTCATTGGTAGGATTAACCAACTCAACCTCACCAAATACGACACGCACTCGCTTGATAGACTTTAGCAAGTCCTGTTGTGACTTAGGCAATGCCGCCCAATCTTTGATGAAGCCAGCAGGTTTACCGCAGTTAAACCCACCGTTGTTGTCCTTCAAGTCGATGTCAAGTGTATCTGCCATTACGCTTTTGACGTAGCGGTTAGGATTCTTGGCATCACCCTGAATGAAACGCTTGTGCATGAAGCGTTGCATGAAAGGACGCATCTTGATGGATGACGCATAGTGTGTCGGCCCATCAGGAATTTCTAGTTTGTATGCACCACCTTCGACTACTTCAACATTAACACTCTTACCTTTAACCTCTGCTGTACCCATGATAGGTGCATGATTAATGCGTAGTCGTGCAAGTGAACTAGAAGAAGATGATGTCTTCTCGTGTGCGATACCCATAGCTTTTGCCATAGCCGCAAAGTTATTCGTATCTACTGTCGTCAATTGTGTCATTCATTTCTCCTTTCTTGAGAGTATAGAACCGTAGTTATATCACGCTACGTCTTTAGTGTCAAGCCAATTCGGGCCAATTTTTGATTCCAATAACAGTGGTACATTAAAGTTTATACCCCACCGTAATGCAATCAGATTAGGTAGTTCATTGTTTGTATTCTCTATTACCTGTATGACTGCATCCTCTTCATCGGGATGTACATCAATCACAATTGAATCGTGTACTGTGTTTACTACACATGACTGCATGTTGTCAAGCAGTTTATCAATATGCAACAGTGCAATCGGTACAATATCTGCTGTAGCGAATGACTGTACAGGATAATTCTTTATCTGCGTAAAGTATGACACACGGCCATTTGCCTTACGTACTACATCAGGAAAAGAAAACTCGCGTCCAGAAGGTGTAACTATTTTCTGGGTGGTGATAGCTTCTTTAGCCAGTCGGGAATGCCAAGAGGCCACTCCTGTGTATTTGTCGTTGAAGTGTTCGTAGTATGCGGCTTCCGCTTTTGTTCTGCCATATCCGCTTGCGCCGTAGAGTGGTGCAAACGTGTGCGCCTTCGCATCTTGGCGATTCGTATATTGACCAGCATCGGTAATAACTTTAGCGGTATACGCATGTACATCAAATCCAGTAGATACTTCATTAATCGCAACTCCATCCTGTGATAAGTATGCGGCGGCTCTAAACTCTAACTGAGCAAAGTCAGCTTCAAGCACCTTACCACCGTCCCATCGTGACACAAACACTTTCTTTACAGGAAACGTACCGCCACGTGGCATGTTCTGCATATTAGGATTAGCACCCGACAAGCGACCTGTCGATGTACGATGTTGTAGTAGGCTGACATGCAACATGCCATCCTGTTTAGTATAGTTACTGATACCATCAACGAATGATGACAGATATGTATCGACAGCACTTAGTCTGCGTACCTTGTACAAGAACTCTACTGCATCATCCATCCCCTTAGACTTAGCACCTGCCTCTAGTAATTGCAAGTTATTTTTGCTGGTACTAAAACCATTGGCAGATGCCCACTTAGCTGTAGGTGGCTTGAACTTGAAACCAGCCATAGTGTCAGTAGGATTGAACAGGAAGCCTGACGTGCCACATTCAGGACACTTACTTGGCTTTGCAAACGGCTGACCATTCTTCTTGGTCTTGCGTATATAGCCACTGCCTTTACATGTAGGACACTGCACTGCATTAGTACGGTACATACGTTGTGTACGTGTAGCCACAAGCTGTCTGAACTCAGTTTCAGGCATGTATGGGTCAATGAGTGTTGCCCAATCATGCTTGTCAATGACCTTACGACCATAGATAACCCATGACAATTGCTCTGGACTGTTGAGGTTGATAGGTGTATCACCCATGACCTTACGTACATGAACCTGCAAGTCGTCAACAAGTTGACACTTCTCTTGTTCAAACTCTTGACGCACTTCCTCTAGTACATCCAAGTCAACCTTGAATCCACGCTGGTAGATACGTGCTAGTGTAACACAAACCTGATTGGTAAGCACCACAGTATCATTTAGGCTAGAACTGTCTGACTGTAGCTGACGCATTAGCTTATCTGATAGCTGTTGCGTAGCGTGTAGGTCAGCAGATAGATACTCACACAACTCATCGTGTGGTATGTCTCGTGTATTATAACCTTTCTTGAAGTATTCTTTCAGTGTATCCTGCTTCTTTGTATCCAACTCATATCGTTCTGCACAAGCCTGAAGCGATAGTGGTTGCTTCTGACCACGCTGTAGCACATACTCGCCAAGCATAGTGTCAAAGACAGGGCCATCATATTTGAAGCCTGATTCCCAAAGCCACATCAAATCATATGCGGCATTGTGCGCGATGATGATAGTAGCCGCATCTAAAAACTCTTGCACCAATACATGCCCACCCTCATCTGCATCTACATCACTGTGGTCAAAGGTAACGATACGTTCAACACCTTGATCTGTAAGCATACCAACCATAGTCAATGAATTATCAGGCTCAAATGGGTCTAGGTGTAACTTACCATTACGTTCTGTTGTTGTATTCTCTACGTCTAATGTTAGTTTCATACTGAATACCTCGCTGTTTTATAATCAAGTTCACAGTGTACCACACCATGCCAACCTGACAACTTATTTTTTACCACATTCAAATGTCGTTGTGTATCTTCTTCTTCCTGATTGTCAACAGGTGGGTTCTTTGCAATCAGCACCATAAGGTCAGCCTCTGCCGCCTTACCTGTACGACTACCTTCCATCATGCTTTGATTAAGCAGAACCTTACCTTCTGCATCAGCAGACAACTGTGACATATAGAATACAGCACACTCGTGTTGCTTGGCAATCATACGTGCGTGTATCGCATTGGCCTTTAACGCCTCGTCAGGACGTGCAAAGCCGCCTGTCCTAGCAAACTTGTCACCCATGTCCAGAAGAACTATATCAGGCTTATACGCCTTGCATATAGACTCTACCCACGCCATGTCACGGCCTGTCGCATCCTTAATCTTGATACGTTCTTTGACAGGTGCATACAAGTCACGTGCCTTGGTTGGGTTCTTCTTGATTTCCTGCATAGTCATACCAGTAGCGGCAGTCAGGTATCTAGCACCAACACGGTGATAGCCTTCCTCGTTACATAAGATAATGCAGTTAGCACCCTGATGAGCAAAGCCACCGGGCGATGCAATCAATGACGCATGAAACGATGTCTTGCCTGTGTTGGGTCTAGCCCCTACCTCAATCAAGTGACCATCATTCACACCTTCTACCTTACGTGTCAGGCTAGATATGTTGAATGTCCATCGTGCCTCAAGGTCATTACGTGCAAGCAATGTCTCAAGTTCGATGTCATCCCATTCAACCTTGGCACTAGGTGTAAAGTCATCCGCATACTGTTCAAGTATCTGACGCAGTGGGTCAAGGCTAGTCTGCATACCATCAACGTAGTCGCATCCTAGCGTGGCAATCTCTTCGCCAATGACTTTCTGGAACAGCTTGGATAGCACCTCTTGTGCTACGTCACCACCCATCGGCTGTTCACGCTTAATGTTGTTGAACAAAGATGAATAGGCTTGCTTCTGTGCCGTAGTCAGCGTTGGGTTGTTTGCCATAAACAACGCCTCTATCTCATCAGGCGTTACAGTACGTTCATATCGTTCCATAGCACTGTCGATAGACTGCTTTATCTTACGTATGTCTTTACTGAACAAGCGATCAGGGCAACGTGATCCACGATGCTCTTCATAAAAGTCCCTGTTCATTAGACTTCTGATTAATGATAATTCCATGTGGTTATTCTCCTATCTGTTTGCGGATGGCATCTAGCTTATCCATATCTGTCGGGTTTCTGTATTTTATATCATCTTCTAGTTTTAGTAAACGTACATTATCTACATAGCCTCGTAATTCTTTTACCATCTGTATTGATTTGACTAGAGCATCGGGGTCTAGTGCAATTACTGCTGTCGAGAACTGTGCAAGATACCTTTTATG